AGAGAAATGATCTCACGTTTTTTCAAGGCAATGTTATAAAGTACGTTTGTCGCTATCAGAAGAAAGGTGGTGTACAGGATCTACAAAAGATAATACATTATTGTCAGTTAGAAATAAAAAAACTTAAAGACATTAAAAAATGATATTACCTGATACAGAATGGCTACAGCCAAAAGAATATCCTGATCTAAGATCTTATGATGAGATTGCTATAGATTTAGAAACTTACGATCCAGACTTAAAATCTAGTGGATCAGGATCTGTAATTGGTAATGGATATGTAGTTGGTATAGCTGTAGCAGTGGAAGGATGGTCAGGTTATTTTCCTATAGCGCATGAACAAGGTCCTAACATGGACAAAAAGAAAACCTTAGAATGGTTACAAGATATTTGCAATACAACATCATTAAAAATATTTCATAATGCCATGTATGACGTGTGTTGGTTAAGAAAATTAGGTATAAAAATCAATGGTTTAATAGTAGATACCATGATTGCATCATCACTTATAGATGAAAACAGATACTCATATACATTAAATACTTTATCATGGCATCATCTTAACAAAGGAAAGAATGAATCAAAATTAATTAAAGCTGCAAAAGAAAGAGGATTAGATCCAAAAGCAGATATGTGGAGACTACCACCTATGGAAGTTGGTGCATATGCAGAAAAAGATGCAGAACTAACTTTAGAACTTTGGGGTAAAGTAAAAAATATAATTATAGAAGATAACTTACAATCTATATTTGATTTGGAGACTGATCTTTTTCCTTGTCTGGTTGACATGAGATTTCTTGGTGTGAGAGTCGATGCTGAAAGAGCTCATACACTAAAGCAAGACTTAGAATACAGAGAAAAGCTAATCCTGAGAGACATAAAAAGAGAAAGTAACATAGATGTTCAATTAATGGCCGCAAGATCAATTGCCAAACTTTTTGACAAATTAAAACTACCTTATTCCAGAACTGTAAAATCAGACGAGCCATCGTTTACTAAAAATTTTCTTGTTAATCATCCACACCCTTTAGTTCAAAAGATAGCAGAAGCTAGAAAAATAAACAAGGTTAGAACCACATTTATTGATTCAATAATTAAATACGAACACAATGGTAGAATACACTCAGAAATAAATCAAATAAGATCAGATGATGGTGGCACTGTAACTGGTAGATTTAGTTATGTAAATCCAAACCTACAACAAATACCAGCAAGAGATCCTGATACAGGTCCTTTAATTAGATCTTTGTTTATTCCAGAGGAAGGTATGAAGTGGGGATGTTTTGATTACTCGCAACAGGAACCAAGACTCGTTGCACACTATGCACTTAAATTTAGATTGCCCTCTGTAAACACAATAGCTGATTCTTATGAAAACGATCCATCAACCGACTTTCACAAAATAGTTGCGGATATGGCTGAGATACCTAGATCACAGGCTAAAGTAATTAATCTAGGTTTGTTTTATGGAATGGGTAAAGCAAAGCTGCAAGCTGAACTAGGTGTAACACAAGAAAAGGCACAAGAATTATTTGATAAATATCATGGTAGGGTTCCTTTTGTAAAACAATTGATGAATAAAGTTATGTCAGCAGCACAGAATAGAGGACAGATAAAAACATTATTAGGTAGACGTTGTAGATTTTTTAAATACGAACCGGTGTTAAGAGGTAAAGATTGGGGTAAGTTTGTTCCCGCAGAAGATCACGAAAGAATGTTAGAACTACAAGAGATGGGTCCTTACATATTAGATGAAGAAGGAAATGAAACAGAAAAGAAAAATTATTGGCACGAGAATCCAACACGTAGAGCTTTTACATACAAAGCTTTAAATAGATTAATACAAGGATCCGCAGCAGACATGACTAAAAAAGCTATGTTAGAATTACATAAAGAAGGTATTACACCACATATACAAGTGCATGATGAACTTGATATATCTATAGTTAATGATCTAGAAGCTGCAAAGATAAAAGACATCATGGAGAACGCGGTTGACTTAGAAGTACCAAATAAGGTAGACTACGAGTTTGGATCCAATTGGGGTAATATTAAATAATGGCTTACTTGAATGCAAACATACCTGTAACCTATGCTCAAATAAGGAGGGAATATTTATATGACTTACAAAAACATCATGGAGAAGTTGAAGACTGTATTATCTTTGGTCTTTCGGCTATTACTGGACGGTCTATTTTATGGCATGCGATTATGGAGAACGGCGCTGTCTTTTATCGTCTCCCGATATCTGCCTTCATACAGAGAGGTTTTAGATCGGAAGATGTTCCTAAACGTAGACTTGATGAACTTCAGTTATGGAATTGTTTTAGTTATTATCCTGCTGTTACTAGTTGGGATATTCTAGACGGACAAGCTGGAAAGTATATTGGAAAAGACAAAAAATGGCATCCAGGTAAATACTTATTTACTGTTGACTTTGCACATCCAGAGGCTAACATAGTTGACACTGATCATTCAGAGATCCCGCACGAACACAAGTGCGCACACATAATTGCATTAGATGATGGTAATTATGCAGCACAACCTAACAACAGATGTATATGGGATATACCTTCTTTTACTGTGAAGGACAACATACCTGATTGGAAAGTGCAAACTAACGAATGGAATGTAGAAGATACAAGTCAGTGGAGAACAGAAGACACTGATAATTTTTTCTATGAAATAGAGGAGAAGAAATAATGGAAACTGTATTTGAAAATGAGTCTGGGTTTTGTATAATTTGTTCACACAAACATAGAAGTTTACCTCAATGTAGTTATTGTGATTGTAATTGGAACGTAAAGGAGGACAACATGGTAAAAAAATTTTTGAAACAAATTTGGAAAATTGTTTCTTGGCCATTCAAAAAAGCATTAGAATGGATGAAGAGCTCTTTACCAAAGTAATTTATGACTAAAAAACCACTAAACATATCGGAAGAGGCAGCTGTCCAAATGCCTATGAAGACGGTTGCCTCTTTGATCGTCATCGTAGCACTTGGCACAATGGGTTATTTTCAGATCATAGAACGTCTTAACGTTGCAGACACTCGTATACAGATAATGGAGAAAGACCTAGAAGAAAATACAGAGTTTAGAATTAAATGGCCACGTGGACAACTAGGTTCATTGCCCGCTGATTCTGAACAATTCATGATGATCGAAGATCTTTATAAGACCACAGATAAATTAAATAAACACATAGAAAACATGGCGTTAAACAAAGTTAACATAGAGTTTTTAAGAAAACAAATGGACAAAGTATTAGAAGACATAGAAAATTTAAAAGATGCTAATCGTGAGATTGGTTATAAAAATGGGAGTTATGCACAATGAAAACAGAACTTGTAGTTGCTTTACTTTTAATAATGAACAATGAAATTGTAGAGCATAGAATACAACCAGAGGGTATGGCACAGTGTCTTCGAAGAAAGCGTCACGCAGAACGTGACTATCATCCAGGCGTACAGCACCGATGTCTAAAGTCTAAAGCAGAATTAGAACAAAACATCGATGGATCTTGGTATATCAGAAAGTTGATATTAGATTAATGAACCGCAAAGAATTTAAAAACTTATCTTATCTAAATAAATTTGCACAAAGGCTAAGAGATGCACGCTTTTATCAACGTAGAAAAGATAGTAAAAAAATATATAATAGAAAAAAAATAAAAAATGAATCTTTCGCGTAATTTTACTTTATCAGAGTTAATTAAATCAGATACTGCTATACGTAAGGGTATAAATAATAATCCTAACGCAGAGCAGATAGAAAAACTAAAAGCACTGTGTGAAAATATTTTGCAGCCAGTACGCGACCACTTTGGCAGGGTTAAGGTGACAAGCGGATTTCGTAGCCCAGAGTTATGTGTAGCCATCGGTAGCTCTGTAAATTCACAGCACGCCAAGGCCGAGGCGGCAGACTTCGAAGTAATTGGAACAGACAACGCTGAATTATTTGATTGGATAAAAGCAAACCTAGAACCAGATCAGCTCATCCTCGAGTTCTACACTCCGGGTGAACCTAACAGCGGATGGATTCATTGCAGCTGGGTAGCTGATCAACCAAGAGCATCATTCTTACATGCATACAGATCTGAAGGTAAAACAAAATATAAACCTATATTAGGTTCAGCAAGAGACGTAATATGAAGAAACTACATTACAATTTTCAAAACGTTGATACAGTTCAAGGAGTTTGTCCTCATTGCGAAGATGAAACTATCTTAGTTGCAATTGTTACAGAGTTTTATAGATGCGTAAATTGTGGAGCAGACACCAAGCAACATGTGAATGGTAAAATTAGTTATATTCAATTAACAGAAAGTGATAAAGATTGGTTAAGAAAACATGGCAAAGAAATTTAAAGCTTTTGTACAAAGACCAAAGCCACGTAAACGACCAGGCCGACATAAAAAGAATTTAAATAAAAGTGAGAAACGTAGTTATAAAAAATATAACCGACAAGGCAGACGAGCTAGCTAAGTTATTTAATAAAACCAAAGATCCTAAATATAAGGAAGAATGGTATAAGTTAATTAGGTC